TTGCGCGCCGGTCGATAATCGCGCTGAAAAAGATAGACGTCGGTGTCGGTCGGGAAAACGATGCAATAGGCGCGCACGGTGAACATGCGCGCGCGGCGTCCCATGTCCTCGGCGTATGGGCTGTCTTTTTTCGGGAATTCGTGAACAACAATTCGCCGACCCGATTCCTTGGCGCCAATTTCGACGTGAAACAGCGCCTCGCGAAATGCAGCCGGCAGCAGCTCGTCGCGCCATTTAACGGGCCCGTCCTTCTGCTGAAGATTGGTGATGACAAGGCTGCTCATTCTTCAACACTCGAGCTAGTCGCGCTTGGCTCCATCTGTGTCCGTCTTTGAACCGATGTAGTCCTGAATATGCCGCTGCTGCGCGCGCGAACACCGGTCCCTTTCGGCGCGTTGACGTTGACGTCGATCGAGGCGTTGCCATCGATGCGATGCGTCATGCTCCGATCGACCATCGAGCGGCGGATGCCGCTGGCGGCGAGATGATATTCCTCGGCGTCCGGAGCAGCACCAGAGCCGACCTCACCGCGACCGCCGCGCGTCGGTCCGCCCTCGGCGATGCGGCGTAGCTGCTCCTCGCGCCAGCGCGCCCAAAATTCATGGCCCTTGTAGCCGCCCCAAATATTGAAACGCTCGCGATTGATGTTAACGCCGGTGCCGCCGGCGATGTAGTTCGGATCGCCGGCCGAACCTTGATCCATATACATCTTGATGAGGTTGGACCCGGCCAGCGTCTCATCGATGTATTGATTGAGTCGCGCCAGATGCCCGGGCTGTCCTAGCAGCTCGCGCATGCGCGGCTCGACCAGGCCTTTGCGCGCCGGACCGAAGAACGAGCCCGAACCGCCCGCCATGCCGCGAGCCAGGCTCGAGTGCATGCCGGCCTGGCGGTTCATGAGCGCTTCGGCAACGCCAGTCCTGGCGCCCTCGTTCTCGAGCGAGATGATCGAAGCGAGGCGCAATCGCTCGTTAGGATTGTCCGCCAGCTCCTTCGCGAACGGCGCCCGCAGCTCCTTCAAATATTGGCTGCCAGCGGCACCGCTGAAAGCTGGCGTCTCGCCGGCGCCCTCGCCGCTGCCCGGGCCGACGTCGCTTCCGTTCGGAACGCGTGGCGCGCGCGTATAGGGAAAGCCGGCGCGCATGCGCTCCATGACGCCGCCGGCGCCGCCGCCCCCACCAGCGCCGCCGCCAATGCCGCGGCCGCCGCTGATCCGGTTCGGCGCGTTCATGATGCCGCCCATGGCATCGACATTCATTTGCGCGCCGTACTGCGCCGCGCTGATGCCGCCGGTCAGGAGCGGGACCGAGGTTCCCATTGCGTTGACGATATCGGGATTGCGCAGCGCGGCCCCGACCGAGGTCATCCAGCCGGGGACCTGATAGCCGCCGGCTTGCGCGGCGCCGACCAGGCCGCCGGTACCGAACGCCTCGAGCATGCGGTTTAGTTTTCGGAATTCGTCGACGAGTTCGTGCGTCTCTTTGGTCTGCTCCTTGATCTGCTCGACGCCCTCTCTCGGTTGAACGATCTCGCCGGCATGAAGATGCGCGAGGGTGTCGCTCGCAACGACGCCGCCAGATTGATATTGCGGCACTGCCGGCGGCAAGCCGCGCTGAGATCGCCACCAATCCGACCAGGACACGGGCGGCTGTTTCATCAGCTCTTCTTTGCTCGGGCCGCCTGCGTTTGGTGCCACGCTCGGCGCGCCGACCAATTCTTTCCACGATTGCGCGATCGTCGCCTCGTTAGCGACCAACCAATTAAAGAAATCCGCGATCGGCTGAAGCTCGGCATGTAGCTTGATGATATCGTCGACGATCTCTTTTGCGTTGACCTCGGCGCTGTCGAGCCAGGTGTTGAACTGGCGCATCGCGTTGAGCAGCGCCGGCGACGAGGCAACGGCGCGCCACATATCGTTGGCGATTTCTTCCCAGTGCTGAGCGATTGTCGCCGACAGCTCGATGTATTGCTTTGAGGCGGCGATGTTCGCGTCCCAGGCTTCGCGTTGCTCCTTCGTTGCCGTTTTGATTGGTTGATCGACATTCTGCAAATAATGCTGGCCGAGGATGCTCATGACTTGCATCTGCGCATCGGCCCCGCGTTGCGCGATCTGCACCTCGCTGTCGCCGCGCTCGGTCGCGGCCTTGATTGCGTTTTCCTTCGCTTGTTGTGCGTACTGGCGCAACAAGGTCATCGCGCCGGCGACGTCCTCCTGGCGCGCCAGCATGCCTATTCCGCTTACCAGGTTCTTGCGCTGCTCGTCGGTTAGAACGCCCTTGAGCGCTTCCTGGCGGACGGTGCTAAATGTGCGCGACAGATCGCCGAGCGAATGCGACGCGGCGACGAAATCCTCGATGCCATGCTGCGCGCTCTCGCCGGCTCTCTCGTAGGCATTCGCGACGTTCTTGATATCGGCCGCGTGCTGACCGGTGATTGTTGCCAGCTGCGATAGCTTGATGGAATTGTTGACAAACTCATTGAAGCTCGCTTTCGACTCGCCGATAGCCTCGAGCATCTTGGTGATGGCGAAGCCGGCGGTCGCGGCGCCGGCGCCGAAAGCGAGCATGCCGGTGATGCCGCCGCCGAGACCGCGGGCGAACTCGGGCAGGACGACGCGGCCGGCCTTGTCGATCGTATCGAACAGCGGCTTGAGGCCGCGCTCGTGCAGCTCCTGGAAATTGCGCGAGGCTCGCTGCGCATTCTGCGCGCCCTGGCCACCGCCAATTTCTTGCAGTTGCGTCTGTAATTGACGCAAGCCGGCCGACGCGTTGTCGACCAGCGTAACGGTTAATTTTAACTCCTCGCTTTCAGGCATCTTCGTTCGCCTGCTCGATTTCTCGGCTCAATTGCTGCGAGCGCAGGATATGCCGCCGAACATCGAGCAGCGGCATGGCGAGAAAATATTCCGGTGATTGGTGATACCAGCGCGCAAGCCAGTAGCAATCAAGAATGATGCGATCGACCGCGCCCTCCTCGGGAATCAATCCTCCTCCCAGGAGGGAAGAAAAAAACGGTAGAGCTTGAATGCCGCGGTGTACCAGTCGCGCGAATCCATTTGATTGAGCAACGGCGTCAGGATGCCGGACAGGCGACCGATCATTGCGCCCATCTTGCGCTCGTCGATATTGAAGAAGCCGCCGGCGCCGATCTGGACCGGAGCGCCGGCCATCTCGATATCGAGACCGGTCGGCTGCCGCAGCCGCAGCTCGCGGATCGGCTCTTGTTTGCTCGGATCAACGATTGGCTTGTGCTTGAGCTTGATGATCAACGGCCAGGACTCGCCAGCTGGCGCGGGCGATGTGGGCGCAGCGGTCTGCTCGAGCGGCTCGTCGGGCTGAAAGCCTTCGCGTTTCAGCGTAGGGGTGATAGGGCGATTCATGACGCTTTACCCTGGTCCTGCCAAATTCATTTCTGTGCATGTGACGCCTTCCCAGCGAACGCGGACCTGGCCGTCGCGGGTGTTGGCGTCGAGGCCGCCTTTGCAGGCTGCTTGCCCGAGCGTGTACTGCTTGCCGTTGGCGAGCTGCGCAACGACGGTGACGTCGACCTGCGCCAGGAGATCGGCGAGATTCAGATTCGGCACCGTCGAGACGTCGCCTTCGATGTAGGGGACCCTCGGCAGCTCCTGGTAGCCGTGAACGCCGTCCTGCCCGGCGATCATCGTTCTTTCGACGGGACTGGGCGAGACTGTGAAGTTTCCGCGCAATGCCAGCTGATTGCCGTCGACAATAAGCAACGCAATGCCCGCAAATCTTTGGGCCATAGAAGCCTCCTACTTTTCGAGGATGGATTAAACAGCCGGCATGACGCCGGTAACACCGATCGGGCTCGGCGCCGCGATCAACGAGTCGATGCCGCGGTCGTATTGGAGCCGGAATTGCGCGAGGACCGCGAAGATGCGCAATTGATTGATCAGGTCGGGCGGATAGAGGACGTTGACGCGGTTCGGGTCGTTCGGATCGCGCTCGACCAAAAGATGGTCGACGAATTGCGTCGTATTTTCAACCAGGCCGTTGAACTGATCAACAATATATTGCGCGATCAGCTCGGCCTTGATGATGCCGGGCGTAACGATCGCCTGGCCGGGCCCGAAGCGAGTCCCGTCGTCGGCGAGCTTGCAGCGCGCGTACTTGCTGGTGATGACGCCGCGTTGATTGCGCAGGATTTTCGCCAGGGTCGCGAGCGTGGTGACCAGCTCATAGGCGTCGTCAGGATTGCCGTATAGATTGAGCTGATAGGTCGTCGTTTCACGAGCGATCATCGGCTGATTATCGGTGCCGGCCTTCTGGATCGCCAGGCCGGTTTCGGCCATGGCGTTAAGCTCGACGAAGTTGAAGCGGCTTTGCAGCGGCGCCGATTTGATTTGGTTGAGCGACAGCGTCTGCAACGGCCGCGCCGGATCGTTGACCAAAGCGCGCTGCGCTTTGGCCACATAGGCCGCGGTCCATTCGAAGACTGGCGACGGGCTGGCGACCTCGAAAGCCATGATCGACATTACGCCCGAGTTGTTCGTAGACCCGAACGTAATCAACGCGCTGTAGGTGCCGCGCTTGGCCGAGAAGACGTGACCGAACAGCTGCCGCTGCCAACCCCAGCGCCCGGTATCGGTGAAACCATATTCCTGCTCCCAGGCGAGCAGCGAGGTCGAGTCGGTGTACGGCATGGCGACATATTCGAAAGCCTGGTCGCCGATGTTGCTGATCGGCGTCGTAAAGATTGGCACGCCGGCGCCGCCGGTCAACAAGTTGGTTGCCGGCAATGTCATGGTCAATCCCGGCGGTGTGATTTCGCCGCCGATCGTCCCGTAATAGTTGGTATAGACCGTGATATCGTTGCCGTTGACGCCCTTGAAAATCGACGTCAACGTGACGACGCCGACTGCCGCAGTCGCGGTAACCGGCAGATCAAACAATCCATTGATCGCCGCGACCATGTTGGTTGCGATCGTCGTCGGCGTATCGGCCGCCGCGACGTTGACCGGAAT